CATCTTCATCTACCTGAAAGGTAAGATTAATAGAATAGCCATTGTTGACAAATCTATTTTGTATCTCTTGTTTCTTTATCCCCTTACTATTCTTATTAAATAAGACTTCTTCGATAATAAGTGGAATGGAAGACTTGCCCATTCCATTAGTCCCAACGAGTTGGGTAAGGTTACTGTCATTAAGGTCAAGAGTATTATTTTGCCCATAGCTGAAACAATTATCCCAGCGTAGCGTTTTTAGAATAATCACTAAACACTCCCATTATTGATTTTATTTTATCATCATTTAAGTTTAGTATCGCACTTAAGTACTCTACTAATTCTTCTTCCATTGTCAAGTCTTTGAGATTAAGCGTAGCTTCACTACTTCGTTTTACTACTTTCTTATCCAACAGTTCAGAGTTTTTGATGTTTGCTAAGTCAGCTACGTCACCTTCTATCTCATAGATAGTATGGTGAAAATCTGTTGCAATCATTTCATCTTCACTACTTACTGTTTTTCTTAGTAACTGGGGCAGGTCAAACTGTTCCCAAGTCCAAGTATCATATTCTTCATCAATTAGAAGATAGCCCGTTTTAACTACATCTCTATGAAAAGATGTAGTCATGGGACTGCCTGGATAGATAATATTTCTCTGCGTATTTGAGTGACTATGTAGGTCACCTGCGTATACTACAGGAAATTCTTTGAATCTGTCCAAGTCAACCTCTGGTGTTACATGAGGTGGGATTTCTCCCCTTACATGTGTGTACAAAGGTTTGTTGGTATTGCATAACTCTATCATACCTTTTTTATGCAAGTCTGCATAAGGTAGTATAGTTCCCCATGGAAACTCTGTCCATACGTCTACAATCTCAACTAAAGGGTTTACATCAGTAGTAGCTCTCTTTAGATTACTAAAGAATGTTTTGTTCTTCTTAGTGGCTTCATGGTTACCATCATAAATGATAGTAGGTATAGTTACATCTTTTACAAAATCAAAGTAAAGTGTAAGCTCATCCATAGAAGGAACACGGTCAAATAAGTCTCCACCAATAATATGCATACTGATATCTTCATTGTTTTCTAACTCATGAATAGCTTCAAAAAACAACTTGTATCTAGAGCATGCCCATGCCATCGGTACATTCTTCTGACCTAACTTAATATGCCAATCTGCTGTAAATAATATCACAGAAGTTCATCTCCTGGCTGCCATGCGCAACCTGTCATTTCACCAGTTTTTAAGGCTAGTAATGTTCTTAATATTTCTTCTGCGTTTCTACCTGTGTCAAGAGCATTGACTGAGTAGTGTTGAATTACATGTTCTTCATCAAGAATAAAAGTAGCTCTGTAAGGAACTCCTTCATTATGATTATAAACACCTAATTTCTTAGCAAGTCTACTACCAGCATCACAACACAAAGGGTGTTGAATGTTTCTGATAATATCATTATTCTCTTTCCAAGCTAATTTACAAAATTCATTGTCAGGGCTAAATCCTAAAACATCAGCTTCGCCCAGCAGTATATCCATTTCTGCTATTTCTGTTGGGCAAATAAATGTAAAGTCTTTTGGATAAAAATAAATTACAGTCCACATATCTTCTTGCAGTACATCTATATCGATAAGCATGTTATCAATATCACATGCTGCTGCTGAAAATTCTGGGAATATGTTTCCTATTGTATAATCCATAGTAACCTCTAACTAATGCTAAATTCGTTGTCAACATCTGATGGTGCTTCTGCTCCGCCTTCTGGTTGAGTAACTCTTTGTAAAAGCTCTAACTGTGCATCAGGAGTAGGTCTTGCTAGTACATCGTCCATAGAACGTAGTTCTGCAACTGCTCCCTGCTCAGCTTCTGTTAAAGGTCTTGGTTTGCACTTAAGTGCTTGTAGTCTGTACTCGACATTAAATGCCATAGGTCCAGTCTTAACTCTTTGGAAACAAACGTCCCACCCAGTCTCAGGGTCGGTAGGGTCGCCTAAATCTTCTGCGGCAACCATGATTTGTTCCATTAGTTTTTTCTTTAGATTGACAACTTTAACTTTGCCATCTTGTGGGTCAATAGCTTGAATAGCGTATGCCCAACCACATTTTAACTCAGGGAAGAAAGACCTTACATGGTCTGTTTCCTTGTTATTAAATGTTTCTGTGTTACGGTCGAAGGCTAAACATTCCATAGGAATATTCTTGCCATTTTCTCCCTTAATCCAGTAAACATACCTTGGAAGTATGTCTCCTACTAGTCTGAAGATATTATCTCCTTCTTTGTAAGTGTACTGGTCGATTGAGGATTTTTTTGCACTCCCCTGTGCTTGATTAAATTGTAATGCCATTTATGTTCTCCATTTAGCGTTATCTTCAAATAGAAAGTGTACTAGACCATTATCTATCCGAAGCAGTCTGTTGCGATTTACTATGCTTTCACTAACAGGTAGATGTATCAACTCTAGTGTTGTCTGTCCTGTTTGTATGTAATTAAAATAATTTCGGTATGAAGCTACTGCGATATACTCGGCAGCTTCTTTATTGCTATAATTTTTCCTTTCTACTAGTAGTTGCCTTGGATTGACGAGAAAGCTATCTCCTACAAAACTCTTTCCAAAGTATTTATAAGTTTTGTCTTTCCTACTAGCAGGAATTCTTTTATATGTTAATAAATGAACTATAGTGAGAATAGAAACAGAATCTCCATTGGTCTCACTTTTTATCTTTTCCCAATTATATTTTATCATATATTATAACAAATTTTGAAACCCATGTCAAGACATATTTTTCGGAGGTCATTACAGGGTTGATATTTCATAACCCTGCTTAAGGTAGTAGCCTAGTCGTAGACTAGCCTGTCTCTTTGCTGTTTTTCCGATTAAATTAATGTCTACGACTATAGGTTGTTGTTTTCCTTCGTAATCTCTAATTATTCTTCCAATGAGCTGTGTAAGTAACGGCTCATTGTTTACTGGTGTTGCGAGTATCAAACAGCTTAGAATATTTAAAGAAATACCCTCTGAGAATATAGACTGTGTCCCATACAGAACGTCTTTGTCCTCAAAAATCTGTGCTATTATATCTGCTCTATCTTCGTGATGGACTTTGCCCGTCACACAAACTGCGTTGCTACCAGTGAGCTCCGCGCAGTTCCTGAGGAAGTCTACTCTATCAGATACCACTAACACTTTATGACCTTTGGCGGCGTACGATGACGCAGCCATTGCCACAGAATGTTGGTACTCTGGGTTATATGCTAACTCATTAATTCTGTTTGCCCAAGGAATACTATTTCCGTCCATGAAGCGTATATCCATTGGTAGGATATGTACTTTAGGCATCATAAAGTTTTCCTTTGGGGGTTTCAAGACATTGTTTCCAAAGTAATCTCGGAAGACTACATGTCTACCATCTTTTCTTTGTAAAGTGCCTGTTAGTCCAATCTTATGTTTAGCACAATTCTTGTCTACTATTCTAGAAAATGTCTTACTACTAACATGATGCATTTCGTCAAGTATGAGAGTGCCAAACTCTTGTCTTATCTCGGGAATCTTTCTGTAAAGACTTTGTATATTCCCAATGACGATTGGACTATCTAATTCAAATTTACCACTACCTATGATTCCAGGCGTGATACCAAAAACTTTTTTTACTTCATCTTCCCACTGCTTTCTTAGAGCTAAAGTATGAGTTATCACTAGGGTTTTTTGACCTAGTTTCTCAGCTATTGCAAGACCTGTAAATGTCTTACCCCAACTAACCCAAGCGTTAATTATGCCGCCATCTCCAATCTCGTCATAGACTGATTGTTGACTTGGTCTTAATGTCAAATTAAACTTGGGGAAGTCTGCTGGTATTGTAGTTCTCTTATCTACAACTTCGTGGTCTGCAGGGATTAAATCAATTCTGCCCACCGGTATTGCTACTAGTCCCTGTCTTATCATTGCCATGTTTTTTATAATGAGTGGTGGGTCACCGAATTTGAATGACGGTATGGCATACGTCAGTTCATCGTCTATTTTCTTTTGCTGTGCAGGTAATACTTCTAAGTAAATTCTATCACTTATAACTGCTTTCATATTTTTCTCCAAGAGTCTTTCAGTTTCTTACTTGCTGTATCATATAATAACCAAGGCATTCCACTTCTATATAGGAGTCCTGCCCAGGCTTGTGAAGTATCTAAAGGTCTATCTATGGTAAATGGATAGGGGCAATCTTTTACCCACAACACACTTGCTATGTCTTTCTTTTCTACTCTTAGTATTTTATGGTACTTTAGTTCTGCTTTTGTTGTTTTTATT